TTGAAGAACTCAATAAAACATTTCAACTTCGATTAGTATCAGTAAAAAAAGCCAAAAAAGAACAAACGTACATCAGCTACGATATTACTTTTGCTTCCGATTTTCCTTTGGAAGGCTATATCTATACCGCCCCCAATGCTACACTACCCACTTCAGGCTTCACTATAGACGGCATAGATGTATCCAAATACGGCATTTACCTACTTGAAGAAAACCAAAATACACTCCTAAAAGATTACGAGGTAAAAGAACACCTCACTATCAATAGTACAGCCATTAGTGGCGTACAATATGCAGAGCATTCTAACGTATTTAAAGAACGCACCCTTGAACTACATTGCTACATTTCTCAACCCGTTAGCACCTTTTGGCAACTATACGAAGCCTTGTTGTACAATCTCACCAAACAAGGCGAACGAACCATTAACATTCCCCCCTCTTTCGGAGGGGCAGGGGGAGGACTTAACGCTATCTACCAAAAAGCAAGTGTTAAAGATGTGTTTCTTGTCAGCAACACTCTCAAAGTATCGTTTATTATCACTTTTGTACTCACTTAATGCCATTCCAAATATTTACTAATTTTTTACTAAACCACTATAGCAGAGCAAAGGAAAGTCCCTCTTACCTTTGCACTGTATTATTATTGTACCAATGAAACTCAATTTTAACGCTACATATATAGACATTATCCCCACTGATGAGAGTTATCGTTATCGCTCTATAATGGGCGAGCATACGCTTACCTTATACTTTTCGTTATCCACCTATACCGACATTCCAACTGGTGCGTGGTGTGAGTTTGCTAATGAGCGTTATACCCTTAACCAACCTGCAAAAATCGTAAAACATAACACTCGAAACTTTGAGTATATCCTCACTATGGACAGCGAGGGCGCAAACCTCAAAAACTACAAATTTAGAAATCCCAACGATAAAACCCTAAAATTCCCTTTCACCGCCTCACCTCGCTACCACGTGCAAATCCTTGTCGATTGCCTCAATATGATAGATAGCGGGTGGCAAGTAGGTAACTGTATAGAAGCCTCCGAAAAACTCGTTTCTTATAATCACAACAACTGCCTTGAAGCGTTGGATATGATAGCCAAAGCCTTTGATACTGAATATGAGATTATTGGTAAAACTATTCATTTGCATAAGGTAGAGTATTTCAAGAATAATCCTCTACCATTACAATACGGCAAGGGGAAAGGCTTTAAGACTGGCGTAAGTCGTACTACTGAACAAAGCCGTATTACTCGCCTCTATGTACAAGGAGGCGAGCGTAATATCGACCGCTCTAAATACGGCAATAAAGAATTGTTACTACCTAAATCACAAGAATATGTATATGAGGGGGTAACATTCCTTTCAGACGACAAAGGACTATCAATAGCCATTAAGAACGCACAAAACAACGGATTTGTAAATGAGCAAAGCCTTGACTTATCACACATATACCCCAAACGCAAAGGTACTGTATCAGGTTTTTTTGCAGTAGATATAGATAAACACTTCTACGACATATTTGACGACTCTATACCACAAGCCCTTGATTTCAATGCAATGCAAATCAAAGGCGAAAAAATGCTTATCTACTTTGAAAGCGGTATGCTGTCAGGTAGAGAGTTTGAAGTATCCAAATATAACCACGCCGAAAAACGATTCCAACTTGTTCCTAAAGAAGAAGACGGCGTTACAATGCCAAACGATATATTCCGCCCTAATATAGGTGATGAATATTCCGTATACAATATGCAAATGCCAAACGCTTATATCAGCGACAACGCCACAAAGTCAGGCGCAAGCTGGGAGATGATGAAAGAAGCGTGCAAATACCTATACGAAAACCGCACCGACCTCTTCACATTTACTGGTGATTTAGATGGTATATGGGCTAAAAAGAACTGGGCTAATGTAGGAGGTCGCTTAAAAATGGGTGCTTATATCAACTTTTCAGACACTGAATTTCAGCGCACACCCGTAGCTATTCGCATTGTAGGACTAAAAGAATATGTAAATAACCCTTACAGCCCACAAATAGAGTTATCTAACAAAGTACAAGGACATTCCTTTGCTTCTGAAATGCGCAAACTCAAAAACCAAGAGGTATATTTTGGAGAGCTCAACAAGCGCACACAATCACTAACCAAAAGAAGCTGGCGTGATTCTCAAGAAACTATCAAGCAAATAGAAGCAGCCTTTCCTGAATATACTAAGAGCATCGTCCCCGCCACCGTACAAACTATGATGGCTCTTATAGGTAACAAATCAACCCAGTTCGATTTTGTAGTCTCAAAAACAAACCCTATAAAAGCACCTCACACGCTCTATTTTGATAAGAATAGCAAGCAAATCAATGCAGGTAGCGGCTGGCTTAAACATTTCACATTAGGAAGTAGTGATATAACCCCTAATCGTGATGCTAACAGCTATAAATATTGGTATATCTCCACTTTCGTATCAGGGCGTTTGGACGATAAGGCTAAAACCTACTACCTATATATCAAAGCAAGTAAAACCGCTGAAATTGGTGAGTTTATCTTATCCGAAAACAAAATAGATATAGAACAAGAAGCTGGCTTCTATCATTTCCTATACGCCACTGTCAATTCTGAATACGAAAGTGAGAGAGGTGTATCTAAACACAATGGATTTACTGAAATCACAGGCGGACAAATCAAAACTGACAAGATAACATCGGGGAACGGACAGCAGTATATACACCTCTTTGATGACCATATAGAGATAAAAGCAAAACTAAATATCACTGCTGAAAACAAAACAGAGATAAAGCAAATCATTAACCCTGATTTACAGTCGTTGGAGAGTAGGCTAAAGTCAAGTATTAGTAATATTCAGGTAGGGGGAAGGAATTTTGTACTCAGTTCCAAAGACAATCGCATAATGAACGGTTACATAGGTACATTCTATTTACTTTCAGAACCTGTGAATCCTAATGAACAATATGTATTTTCTTGTATTGGGGATATAAAAGGAATTACACATGTTTACTTTTCAAATGAATTAGGAGGTGTGCCAAGACAATATATAAACACAGATTTGAAAAGCGGAAAGACTACTAATTTAATAGTACCTAATAAAGAATGGAAGGGTATTACTGTTTATCACGAGGTTAAAGGGGCTTTACCAGCTCCTATATCTTCAGTTGAGATGTTAAAACTCGAAAAAGGAAACATCGCAACAGATTGGTCACCAGCCCCTGAAGATTTAGAAAGTCAAATATCAACCGCTAAAACAGCTACCGAAGCATACGCACGGGCACAAGCAGAACTTACCAAAGCACAAGCCATTGCAACAGCCGACGGCAAAATTACAGAAGCAGAGCAAAGACAAATACAACAACTCCAATTGAAACTCCAAGAGGCTAAAAACTTTGCCCAACAAAAAGTGAATGAGTTGAATATTGGGGGAAGGAATTTACTAAAAAACAGCGGAGTTGTTATCACTAATAATAAATATAATATAACTTCTTATCAAGTTACAGAGGATATAAAATTAGGTGAAACTGTAACACTAACTATTGACGGTGATTTTGCAGATGGGTGTTTCCCTATATTATTAGCGGGAGGAGGTAATGGAAATTATGGTTCTTTACAAAGAGGAGTGAATGTGTGGAAAAACAATTTGAATTTAGATTTAAAAAAAGGAGATTCATTTTCTGTGTTTATTGTAGGAAATGGCAATAGTACAAAAACAAACACGATTCGCAAAATCAAACTTGAAAGAGGCAACAAACCCACTGATTGGACACCTGCACCTGAAGATGTATGGGATACAATGGTAGATTTAGGTATCATTGACAAAAATGCAATGTACCTCACAGAAGCAGAAAAAGCAAATGTTAAATTTATCAATGGTATGTTTAGCAAAGGTGCTGACTACACCAATGGTACAGATATAGTAAAAAACACAATTACTACGGGTGCGCTAACTGTTGGAAATACATTAGGAGGCAATGCTGGTATTAATGGGGCGGGGTTATCGGGTGAGTCTATTCGTTTCTTTGCTGGTGCTAACTATAGAGACAAAGAAAGTGCCCCTTTTAGAGTTCAAGATGATGGAAGTATATATGCTTCAAAGGGACAAATAGGGAACTTTAAAATAGAAAGCGCAAGCGAAACTTCTTTAAAAGCAAACGGACTTCATATAGCTTCACAAGGACTCATAAGAGCATTGGGGAATGGAAAAGACAGCCGTACAACACAAGTACGAATAAATGACCCTGAAATATTTAAAACAGTAGATAAATCAGCAATAGATGTATATACATCAGGGCATAATGATACAACCCACTCCGCAATGAAGTTAGAAAGTAGAGGAGGGCGAAAAAGCACTGCCCTTATATTAAAAGCAATATGGGGACAAGAAGAATCTGTAGCACTTGATGTGTTAGAGGGAGATGTTAAAATAAGAGGAAATACAAACTTCTATGGTGAAATAAGAATGCATGGACAAAAAGGATATTCTAATACACACGAAATTAGCAATCACAGAATAACTATAGTCAATGGCATAATTACAAATATAGAATATACAGGATAATATTTATGAATCGCTAAGCAATCATAAAAGTAAAAAAAATATAAATCATTAATAATTCAATTAATATGCAAATCATTCAAAAAACAACCCGAATTACTGCACAAGAAATTGTGCAAGGAGTAACTGTTATGTACTCCTATGAATTTGAAAATGAAACCAATCCTATTGCCGTAGCATTTTCAGCAACTCGCCAGCAAGATGGTGGTTATCCCTATTTGCAAGGTACTGTTACCCCCAACGACTTCAATGTCCAAAACTCAAACTTCCAACCCTCAGACATTGAACTATACAAACAAATTCAAGAAAATTGTACCGCTATCATCAACGGCACAGAAAAACCTAAAAACAAACAGTAATCAATGGAAAAAATCTTTGTAATTCTATGGATACTACTCGGTATCTACATTCTCGTACTCCTTATGATATTCGCCGACCTTTGGAGCGGCGTTCGCAAAGCAAAGCGTATTGGTGAAACACGAACTTCCTATGGATATAGGCGTACCATTAGCAAAATGGCACAATACTACAATATCCTAATTGCTTGTACGATTGTGGATAGTATGTACGGCTTGCTATCTTGGTATTTAGAAATCTATTACCAAACCTCATTATGGCTATTTCCTTTTATCACTTTCTTTATGGCAATAGTGCTATGTCTTATCGAAATAAAATCTATACGCGAAAAAGCCGAAGACAAAGTGCGGTTAGACCGTGCAGGACAAGTTGTTCAGCAAGTGTTTATCAATCGTGATAACTTAGAGGAAGTCGCTAAAACCATCTCTAATTATATGAATGAAAAGGCTGAACAGTCCGAAACATCTCAAACCTCTAATAACGAACAACAATGACACCGAAAGAATTTATAAAGCAGTACAAACCTTTTGCACTCGAAACAGAGCGCAAAACGGGTATTTCTCATCTCTTTACGTTGGCACAAGCGGCGTTGGAGAGTGGTTGGGGAGAACGTGGCGTTGGTAATAATTTTTTCGGCATAAAAGCCGCCAAAGACACACCCGCTAATAATAAACAATTGTTTAAAACTACTGAAGTACTTAATGCTCCAAACTTAGGATATAAGTTTCCGCAAGTGATGTCTATATATCAATTATCGAGTGGTAAGTACAAGTATGAAGTGAAAGATTGGTTTAGGAAGTACGACACGCCCGAAGAATGCTTTACCGACCACGCTCAATTCTTTTTCAAAAACAAGCGATATGCTAAAGCGTTGCTTGTGAAAGCTGACCCTTACAAGTTTGCTGAAGAAGTAGCAAAAGCAGGGTATGCTACCGCTACTAACTATGCAGATAGTTTAAAGAAAATTATCAAAATGTTAGAGAGTTATGAGTAGAATAGTAATGTTATTATTAGCGTTCCTTACCTTGATAGGGTGCAGGACACGCAAAGAGGTAGCCAATACAGAGCAAAAGCAAGTCCAAAAAGAGCGTATTATAAAGTACAAGGATAGTACGGCTCTTTTTCAGCAAAACACTCAAACCCTGCAACTCGATACATACGTCTCACAAGAGTACGAGGTAACAGTAGAGAGCGATAAGGATAGCGTGGGTAATAGCAAAGAATTAGTGTATTATCGCATTCGCGACGGCGATAATGAAACTATAAGGGTAAGTGGTGGAAAGGTGAAGATTACGACTAAAAACATCCTATCTAATAGCCAAATAGTGGCGAATACTACCCTTGATAATATAACTAAGGCTAACACTTATTTTATAGCGCAAAGGCACTCGGAAACGGCTTTTTCTCATAAAACAAAAAACGTAAAAAGTTCCTATTTATACCTTATAGCTATTATCGTAGCACTATTGATAGCCTTTTACTTTATACGAAACAAACTTAAACGCTTTTTGAAGTGAATATATTCTTAGTTTAACACCGAAAACGCCTCTTTATAGGGGCGTTTTTGTATTACTAAATAATTACTAACTTTTTCCTAAATAGCAAATATACAATCTACAACGCCCCTCCGTACCTTTGCAAAAACAAAAAATATTGTACATCTATGGTAGATAAATTTTTACAATCACTCAAAACCAAGTATGCGCACTTGGGGTTGGAAGAATCAGTTTTAAAAGCTATAGCCACCCGATTGGTTACAGCGGTTAAAGGAGAAAACGAAATCGAAAACGCCGTCCAAGGAGTTGAGGAAGAAGTTAAGCTATTGCAATCAGTAGCCGACAAAGGGCGAACCAGTCTTACAAAAGCTGAAGAGGCTCGCAAGAAATTAGAGAAAGAACTCGAAGAAATGAGGGCTAAATCTAATCCAAATCCTCAAAACCCACCTACTCCCTCCACAGAGCCTAAACCTGATGAAATGCCAGAGTGGGCAAAGGGTCTTTTGGAAACTGTAAAAAAACAAAATGAAACCATTGCAGCGTTCCAAGCTGAAAAGCTACAACAAAGTGCTAAAGAACGTTTCCTAAACCAACTCAAAACGCAGGGGGTGTCAGAAACATTCTACAAACACCACTTAGGGCGTGCTTTCAAAGACGATGAAGAAATGAACGCCTTTGTAAACGAACTAAAAGCCGATGAACAAGCATTTTTGCAAACGCAAGCAAATGCAGGGCTTTCTTCACACTCAAGACCTATTGTAGGAGGTGGATTGAAAGAAAATGAACCTTCCGCAGAAGTACAAGCATTATTTAAAAAACAATGAAACAGATAACTAAACAAACCGCAGGTAGGCAAATAGTTGTTTTTGACCAAGTATTAGCCACCCTCCCAGCTGGGGTACATATTAACGCTACTGAAGCTAAAAAACGCTTTACAGATGGCGTAGTACCCGCAGGTACGCTCCTTGTCCCTCATACTGACGGGACTTACAAGCCAGTGAATGAAACTTTTTCAGACACCAACATTGCTACAGCCGTAGGACTTACAGCTGAAGACATTGCTATTGACGATTTTCCTATGGTAGCTGTAGTTTTATCGGGTACTGCCCGCACTGAGGCTTTGCCTGATAAAGAAAAAGCAGGTGTAGGATTTATGAAAAAAGTCCTTACCCGTATCACTTTTTATTAATCTTTAAAACAACAAACAAATGGCAAATACAATTAATGCTGTAAACATCGTGCCCGAATTTCGTGAAGCTGATTTGCAATTCGTGGTAAATAACAATCCGTTAGGCGACTTGCAGTATCGTAATTATTTCCCTTTGAAGTTCAACACAACCTTAGATTGGGCTTCTATTGAGAAAAATACCGATAACAAGGTTGCTGCTGAAATTGTGGCTATTGGCTCAAAATCTCCACGTAAAAGTCGTGATTTTGTAGAAAAAGTAAAAGGGGAAATCCCTAAAATTGAAGTAGCCCGTGATATGACTGAGCGCGATACTATCCGTTTGGATAATATCCGTGCAATTTCAAATCGTTATGGGGGTAAAGATTCAAGTGCTTACAAAGAACTTCTAAAATCTATTTATGAAGACCCTATCTTTTGTGTCAATGGGGTAAACGCTCGTTTGGAATTACTCGCTAAACAAGCCGTTTCTAAAGGAGAATATACACTTATGGCAGGTGCTAAAGTAAAATTTGGTGTGGGTACTGAAAACACTGCAAAAGATTGGTTTTTACCAGCCAATGCAGCTACATTTGACCCTATCGCTGACTTTAGAAAAGTACAAGAAGAAGCTGTTAAGAAAGGATTCCGTTATGCTTATGCTATTATGGATAGACCTACATTCTTCCAAATGGTAAAATCTACAAGCGTAGTGAAATTTACAGCTTCCTTTGCTCAAAACGCACTTAACGTAGCACAAGAGCCTACTTTGGCACAGCTTAATGAGACACTAAGAGCGCACGGACTTCCTGAAGTAATAATTTGGGAAAGCTATGTAAGTGAAGAAGCTAAGTCAGGTGTTAAAACCACTACCAGTGGTTGGGAATTGGGTAACATTCATTTTACTGACAATACTCAAGTAGGTGAAACTTATTACACCATAACACCTACATTTAGCCGTAAAGACGAAACTACTACTAAGGTAGTTTCCGATAGCTTTATTTTGGTGAGTACTTGGGCGGAACAAGACCCTGAAATGCTTTCAACAAAGGCAACAGCTTTTGCTACTCCAGTACTTAACAATGTAAGTCGCAAGCTCATTTTGAAAACCAAATTAAGCTAATGATGACCGCACAAGCGTACATAGATGAAAAACTTAAACTATGGAACGTGGAATACCCCACCACCCTACTCATTGCAGAAATGCAACGAGTAGGATTGGGGCTTTCTGATGAGTTCAACGAGGAGAACGAACGAAAGACAAAATTGTTTTTCTACAATCTCATTCCTGAACTCTTATTGCGCCCAGTGTCCTTTTCTGAAGGTGGTTTATCTTTTTCTTACGACAAATCGGCTATTACTGCCTTTTACAATTTGCTTTGTAAGCAGCTCGGTAGAGATAATTTGTTAGAAGTCAAAGCCACCGTAAGAGATATTACCAACTTATTCTAAAATACTGCAAGGAAATGAAAATATACCCGTACCTATTAAAGGTGAAAGTATCACAATCCCCTACTATTGATGAAAATGGTATACCTACCTATCCAAGCGACCCTATTGAGTGGCAAGAGATAGGCGTATGTCGTGATGAGATAGCAGGAGCAGGGCAAAAGATAAGCAAAGTAGATGGTCAAATATTTGAATGTACCGCTACTATCTATGCTCCCAAAGATACACCAAAAATAGAAGCGGGTACTACCTTGCAAGTAGTAGATATAGAGGGGAATATTCGCCTCGAAAAGCAAGTAATACGATTTTCAAGAGATTACTTTCATTGCCGTATATTCGTATGATAACACCACAATTCAATTCCAACGATATAGAACGTATATTGCGTGAGAAAATAGAAAAGTATCACCAAAAAGTAATACGCATATTGAAGTATGTAGGAGAAATGTGTATCAACGAAGCACGGACAAATGGTAGCTATCAAGACCAAACGGGCAACCTCCGTTCATCAATAGGTTATGTAGTACTACAAGACGGCAAAACCATTGAAAAAGGAGGTTTTAAACTCACTAAGTCAGGAGGTAATGGACAAAAAGAGGGCGAAATGTTCATCAATAAGGTAATATCTCAATACCCAAAAGGTTTTGTACTGGTAGTAGTAGCAGGAATGAAGTACGCTGCTTATGTAGAAGCACGCAATTACAATGTACTTTCATCAGCTGAATTATTAGCCGAAAAAGAAGTGCCTAAACTCCTAAAAGCATTATCGCAATGAAAAAAACAGCCTCACAAATAGAAGCCGACCTATATAAGTACTTTAAGGATAAGATAAATCCCCTTATCAATGGGCAAACATACCGTAGTGGTGTACGCCCCTTGAACTCACAAAAAGAGGATTGTGTAATATCATTCCTTACTGGGTTAGACGGTCAATATCAAACGGGGGTGATTAACATCAATATCTTTGTCCCTACGGTCAAAAATAACGATAATCAGTATAGGAAAAACTTTGTACGTTGTGAAGCTATTGAGCAGGCTTTAATGCCTATCATTGAAGAAGCAAAAACAGCCTTACACAATTACAAGTTGCAACTTCATCAGATGATACAAACTTTTGAGGACACGGATATTAAGCAGTTTTTCATCAACGCAAAAGTAAAATTTAGGTATAACACATTTAATAATTAAAAGATTATGGCATACGTAGATAACAACGCCACTGCTTGGGGCGAAATAGAATTTAAGTTTGGTGCGCCAGGAGCAGGAGGCGCAATGGGTACTGTACTCAAAACATTGGGTATCGTCAAAGAAGATAGTTTTTCTTTTGAAACAGAAGACGGTAAAGAATTAGAGTGGAAAGCTATTGGCGGTAAAATTATCGACCGAATGAAAGGCGAACCTACTTTGAAAGTAAAATGTACCGTTAAAAACCTTAACAAGGCATTGCTTTCTGAAATTTGGGATATTGAAGAGTCAGGAGATAAACTCATCATCAAGTCTTTTGTCTCTACTAAAAAATTCTCTTTTTCTATTGTTCCAAAAGTGTCAGGAGCAGAAAAGATAGATATGTTCTACTGCTCTGTAAGTGGTAAACTCACCCATACTGAAGACAGCGGCTACAATGTAGAAGTAGAAATCACCATCCTTAATGGTGGTAAAGGATTTTTATCAATCGAAAAAGTAGCGTAACCTATGGAAGAGCAAGTAGCACAAACTCTACTTGAAGAACCTACAACAGTAACCATTGGGGGCGAAGCGTATAAAGTCGCTCCGCCCTCTATTTTTACACTCGTAAGGGCTTCAAAGTACATCAGCAAAATACCCACCGACACCATTAGTGAGGGGAATATATTCGGATCAATCATACACAATGCTGAAGAGTATGAAAATATAGCGTGGGCTATATCAGTAATTGTATTAGGAGATGATTTTACCGAAGTAGAAACTTACCCTAAATGGCAATTTTGGCGTAAAAATAAAAACATAACTAAAGGCGAAATACTCGCCAAAAAGCTAATGAAAGCCCCTATTAATGAAGTATCAGACGCTTTTTTTAAAGTGTTAGGACAAATGGATATACGCGCTTTTTTCGTCATTACCACTTCCCTCAAAGGAATGATGATAACCAAACCGACGAAGGAGGTGGTGAACGAAACGACAGTATCTGGGGACTTGTAGGCTCATTCGCTAAACAGTACAGACTACCTTTTGACTATGTACTGAAAAAAATGAGTTATGCCAATGTAATGCTTTATAGTGCTGTTATCCCCTCTTATGATTATGATAAGGATAAAGACACAAAAAAAGCACCTCAGAAATCAGAAAAACGTACCAATTATGGGGATTTTCTCAAAGGAATAAAACAATTCACCCAATAATGCGAGATTTACCCACAATCTCGCATTATTATTTTAAAAACTAAATCTTATGCAACCACAAGACGGGGCTCTATTATTCCAAGTAAGAGCCGACCAATCACAGATACAAAAAGATGTCGAGGCTATCAAAAAGCAATTCGAGCAAATGACAAATAAAGCCGTTGAAGAGGGCAAAAAGCAGGCTAATGTATGGCAAACCCTCCTCAAAGGTGCAACCGCCTATTTCACACTACAAGGGGCACAATCATTCATTAGTCAAATGGTAGCCGTACGATCACAATTTCAGCAACTCGAAATATCTTTTGGCACTATGCTCAAAAGTAAGGAAAAGGCTAACGAATTAATGGCACAAATGACAGAACTTGCTGCAAAAACACCTTTCGGATTGGAAGAAGTATCAGAGGGCGCAAAACGACTGTTAGCTTTTCAAGTCCCTGCCGAGGAAGTAACCGAAACCCTCCGCCGTATGGGTGATGTCGCTGCGGGATTGGGTGTGCCTATGGAACGACTGATACATGTGTACGGGCAAGTGAAAGCGCAAGGGCGGATGTTCACAAATGACTTGTATCAGTTTATGAATGCAGGTATTCCTATGATCTCCGAGTTAAGTAAGGCAGTAGACAAGAGTGAAACTGAGATAAAGGAAATGGTAGCAGAAGGCAAAATTGGTTTTGCTGAAGTACAAGCCGTTATCAAGAATATGACTGATGAAGGAGGCACTTTTTACAACCTTATGGACGCACAAAGCAAATCATTAAGCGGTCAAATATCCAATTTGCGTGATAATTTTGACCAAATGCTTAATGAGATAGGTAAATCAAGCGAGGGGATTGTATCGGGGGCGATAAAAGGCGTGTCTTTCTTGGTAGAAAATTATGAGACTATCGGCAAACTCATCGCTGGGCTTATCGTTTCTTATGGAACGTATCGAGCAGCACTTATCGCTACAGCCGCTGTACAGCAAGTAGTAGCAGCGCGTACAGCAGGAATGACCGTTGCCGAAATGGCTCATTATACGTGGTTAGTGCTTGTTGAAAAAGCCCAAAAACTTCTCAATCTTACAATGCTTGCTAACCCTTATGCTCTTGCCGCTGCTGCATTGGTAGGATTAGCTACCGCCTTATGGTCTCTTAAAGAAAGTACAGATGCTAATGCTGAAGCAACCGAAAGACACAATCAACTACGCAAGGAACAAGCGGATGCTATTGATGAAGAGAAAAACAGAATTAGCAACCTAATATCTACTATTCAAGACGAAACTAAATCTTGGAATGAAAGAAATAAAGCTTTTTTAGCACTTAGAAATAGTACAGATGGAGTTCTGAACAAGTATAGCACGCTAAATCAGATGTTGCGTGAAATGTCTCAGGTTCTAAAAGATATTAATGGTCGTTATGAGACTATGAATGAAAAAATGTCTCGTGATGCCGTTAAGAAAACTAACGACTTGATTAAATCAAAAGAGGAACAAATTAAGAAGTTAGAAGAAGAGATAAAACGAACTGCCAGCAGCGACCGCCGTACCGCTCTTAGAATGGATATAGCAAACATTAGAAAGGGTATTGAACAAGATGAACTTCTAAAGCAAAAACAAAAAAGGGAAGTCGTTAAAAATGATGTTAGCAACTATGAAAGCGCACTTTCAGGCAAAAGCCTTGAACAAATACAAGCAGAAAAAAAATTAATCATAGAAGCCTATAATCTAAGAAAAAAACAAGCAAAAGACTCTATCGCTAATCACTCTATTGCAAAAATAGACAGCAACAACCCTTATTTAAAATACGAATGGAATGAACTCGGAATGTTCAATGAAGCAACCGAACGACAAATCAAACTCAAACAGCAGGAGAATAAACAAATCTATGACAAAAACAAACTACTTGCCGATAGTGCTAAATACGAAAAAGAAATAAATGCACTTCAACGCAAAAACATTAAAGACGACAAAGATTTTGCCGATATAGAGCAAAAAGTAAAAGCCAAAGAAGAGGTAGATAAAATCCTTGAGAGCAAATTCGGATATAAAAAATCAGGCGCAAAAACCGCTAAAACCATCAAAAACTCCCTCCCAGAGTTCGACACTGAAAAAGCCCAAAGAGATCACAACCGACAAATTCAAGATGATCTTTTTGCACGTGAAGAAGCTCGCATTAAGATAATGCAAGACGGGGCGGACAAACGCCTTGCTATCATACAATTGGAATACGACAAGCAAGAAGAGGAAATCAGAAGGCGTTCAGAAGACCAGTTAGCCGCATTCATCGAAACCGAAAAACAAAAAGCCGAAGCGCAAGGCAAATGGAAAAAAGGACAAGATTTTGACACCAATACCGAAGCTATCAATGCCGAAAAAGCCCGCCTTGCTGAAAATGAAAAGGTGCTTTTAGCTGATAATGCTGAGTACCAACGTATGCAGCAGGAACAAGTGTATAAGGACTTGTTAGAAAAGTATCAAACCTATACCGACCAGCGCAAAGCTATTGAGGAGAAATACAATGCCGATATAGCCGCCCTACAAGCTAAATTAGGGGCAGATGCGCCACAAGTCAAAAAAGCGCAAGACGAAAAGGCTCGTAAACTCAAAAAGTTAGATATACTCTACAAAAAAGAGGGTACAGCTATTGCTAAATTGTTCGACAACCTACGCAAAAAGACAGTCAAGGAAATACGCCAAACCATAGCAGAGGCAGAAGCTGAAATTGACCAGTTAGCAAGTAACCTTGATATGGGCGACAAAGACAACGTGGAATATATCCAAATCCTACGCCAGCAACTCGAACAAACAAGAGACACCGCTGATCGAAGTGATACGGTATTTGGCAAACTTGGTACAAATATCAAAAATCTATTCAAAGCCAAGCCCAACACCGCTGAATGGCAGGAAGCGTTCAATGGTATGCTGTCGTCAGCGCAATCAATTACTGGACAATTTGGACAGTTAGGCGACGAATTTGAGCGATTGGGGCAAAGTACAGGAAACTCATCATTAGAAAAATTAGGACGTACTTTACAAAACACAGCAAATTTACTTAATAAAACTCTTTCTTTTGCACAAATGGGTGCAAGTGTAGGAGGGGGCTGGGGTGCTCTTATTGGTGCTGTTGTAGGTTTAGGAGTAGGAGGTTTAGAGGGAGCGGCAAAAGAACGTTTAGCTCACGAAAAAAAACTACAAGAAATAGCTCAGTCAAAAATAAACCAACAGAATGAATATAACCGACTACTTTGGGAAGAGAAGATGTTACACAAAGAAAATACATCTATATTCGGCACGGAAGACATCAATAACGCTTTGAGTGATTTAAAAGAATACAACAGGCTGTGGGACGATTTAGAGCGCAGAATGGGTTTTAATCTAAAAAAACGTTATGAGGACGCTGGCACAAGTTTCCGTAGTTATGGATATCGGTCACCTAACAGGGAAAGCGATGATTATCTTGGTTTAGAGAATATTAAAATTGCAACAGATAGTTATACTACAGGAGCTTGGCTTTGGAAAAAGTCTCATACTGAATATAATAGTCTACTTTCAGTGTATCCACAACTAATTAATAAAGCGGGGGAATTTGATGTAAGATTAGCCAAAAGCATTGTTAATAACAAAGAGTTTGAAGGAACAGGGAAACAAGCTCTACAAACCATCATACAACAATACGAACAAGCGTTAGAATCACAAAAAAAGTTTGATGAATATCTTAATAAAACATTTGGGGAAATGGGGACATCTATAATAGATAGTGTTGTTGATTCGTTAAAAAAAGGAGAAGACGCTTTTGAAAACTTTTCTAAGTCAGTAGGTAACATTATTAGCAAACTCGGTAAGCAGTTGATGTATGAGTTGTTTGTTGCGAAAGATTTTAAGGAATTTCAAAAGAAAATGCACAAAGTAGCGGGAGATGGAAATGTTAGTAGTGAAGAATATGCTAATGCTACTGCGAATCTTATAGCAGAATTTTCCAGTAGGATGAAAGGCAAAATCGGTGAAATGCAACAATTTTTTAAGAATTGGAACGAGATGAGTAGTAATTTAGGTTACAACTTTCTAAATGAACAACGCCAAGCAGTAGAAAAAGGTTTTGCACGAATGAGCCAAGATAGTGCCGATGAATTAAATGGACAATTTAGATTGCAAACCCAGTTAAGTGCCGAAATAAAGAATGCTGTTTTACAAACCACTAACTTCATTAGAGAAATGCACGAATCTATGCAAAGCAATGCCGCTCAACAACTAAGACACCTTGCGGGGATAGAAGCTAATACTTACAAGTTAAACAAAATGGAAATAGACCTTGCAGGGGTTAAAAAAGGTATAGATGAACTCACTACCAAAGGAATAAAAATGCGTACATAAAAAAAGCCCTCGTAATGAGGGCTTTTATCATTTTTACCAATCATCTTTATCTTGTTTTTTTACACTATTTACTACATTTTGTACTAGTGTGTTAAAAAACATTTCAATACTTTTCTTTGAACTTTCATCTTTTAATTTACCTTCTTTATTAAAAGTGCTATAAGTTCCAAACATTCCCCCACCACCAACTAATGAATAGGTATTGTTATTATTAAAACTATCTCCTTTTGTTTTTCCTATAATAGGGGTATTTATTCTAATTTTATTATCTTTAAAATCTATGGTCATAGTGTATTCTAAATCAAATTTACGATTACAACCTCCCATAAAATTACCATAGCAAATGCCATTTTGTTCAATTCCATTAATAGAAATTATCTTCCCCTCAACCTTACTTAATGCATCTTTGGCAGACACATAATGACTCGTAAGAGCAGTAAGAACACTAACATATAATTCACTAGCTGTTTTTCCTTCAAAATTATAAACAAGGTAATTTTTGCTTTGGTCTTTTTCATCGACCATTCCGTCCTTTGTTAAAATAAATTGGCTAAATCCTATATAAGGAATTAAAGCCATTAGTAATAATACAATTCTTTTCATTGGTATATTAGTTTTAAAAAAGTTTCTGTTGTTTAGGGATTTGTATATGTTGCTTGTATTTTAAAATCTTATAACTATCCTTAGTAATAAGATGAGTATTAATTTCTCTATCATAAAATTTAGTAATCTCTAAATCAACAAGCATACAATCCCCTTTTGAAAATTGCTCACCATTGTCTATAATCTTAATCATTTCTTCATCTTCCATTTTGGCGGATATTTTTTGATTTTGAAAAACAAAGTCCCATTTTAAATCTTTGGTAAAACTTGGGCGAATGATTAATATTTTCTTATCGGTAAGCACTTCCTTTATGGGCTCTTTTGAGACCCCCTCTAAATCATCTAATTTAGTAGCAATAAGAGGAAAATCGGTGTGAGAGATGTAAGTATTTACCTTGTTGGAGTTGAAGCTAAAGCCTGAAACATCGGGGCTTTTTTCTAATACACTAAATTGTTTGGCTATGTTATCTCTTACATATCTATTATCATTATAGATATTAAAAACATTATTCTGAACAATAGTAATATCGCCATTGATATTGGTTACTTCGGTAGTATCGCCTTTGGGTTCAATTTTTGTAGGTTTTTTGCCGTTTAACGATTTAGCAAGGGAGTACAAACCGCCTACTATTGTTACTATAGCAGCACCATAAGTTACATTTTGAGATGAAAAAAGCGACTCTAATAGTTTTTCCACAAGCTCAATATGTATCTCAAAACTACCCTTTTCTAATGCTTTTATTTTTACCTCAATATTCTTTTCTGTCTGTAAACTTCTATTTACTTCCTGAATGATGTTAGAAGTGTGCATAAGGCAACCTATTAGTGTTTCCACGTCTACTTCGTGCCTTTCACTATCAAATATTATTTTAAAATCGTTGTCTTTCATTACTCACTTGTATATTTTCAAGGCAAAGATAGTAATAATTTTTCATATTCAAACTAACAGATATTTTTTCTATATCTGTATTTCTAATTGTTTCAACCTCTCACGTTCCTTTTTAGCCTTATTCACTTGGTAGATAGCTGTTGTATTTTGGTTAGTGTGCGAAGCTAAAAGCATAGCCGTATCGCTGTCCAAATTATCAAGCATATAGTGTTTGAGGGCGTAAAAATCAGCTTCAATACCTAATTTATCCTTTACGTGTCGCTTCCAAAAGCGTGTAACAATCTCGGTATGCCCCATTTTCTTATTAGGAACAAAATCAAGTGCAAAAAGGTAGTCGTTATCACTTTTACACTTACTGCATATCTCTTTCCAAAACTCTAATGCAGGGGATAATATCACCTTTGTACATCGTTTGTACTGCCCACCCTTTTCAAGGAGTATTACAAACTCCTGCTTTTCTAAATCTACATCTTTGCGTTGTAATCTAAAAAGTTCGGTATTACGCGCCCCTGAATATAGGAAGATCATCATATACCTATAAAAATCAGGATTGATAAATCGTACGTGATTTTTTACTTTTATGAGTTCGTCAGCAGTAAGTATAGTGCGGACTTCTTTAATCACCTTTTTAGGGTATATATCTCTGGTAATATTAGCCTCACAACATTCATATTCTATCAACTCACGGTATAAGCTGGAGAAGTATATCACGAACCTATTGTAATATTTGTCGGATAATCGCAACCAGTCGAGCATACGCTTCAAATCTACCCTGCGCAAGTCCTTTATTTTAACTGTCTGCAAATCGAGGGCTTCGCACGCCTTTTCAAGCCTATTAATAGCGCATTGTATTTCGTATAGGTGCTTTTTAGTACCTACTTTTATTTCCAATGCACGCCTAAAAGCCTCAATAAAGTGCAATTCAGGATAAAGTCCCTCCTTGTGAACCTGTACGTACTTTTTTAATATAGGGTTAAAACCATTATTAAGTTGATGAGGAATGTTTTTAAGAAGAAAAGAAATCATCGCCTTTCGTTCATCTATAGTATTAGGTCTGTTAGCCTTTTTTCTATAAGGGAAGCCTTTGGGATATTTTTTTTCAAAACGAGGGTCAAAGAAAACGCATTGCACGTACCAATCTTTATCCAAGTCTTTTTTAGTAGCTTTTTGCCAGTTGGCGGGGGACACCCATAGTTCGGAGTAGCTACACCCATCGAGTGTTTTTGTAACCATAATGTAATTATTTTAGATTGACGTTTACCTTGTCGATTTTGAATAATTACAAATGGGATTATCGTACTAAAAATAAAAGGTAACGCTTTGAGTGGAAGTGCGTTACCTTTTTTTTCTTAATTGCGGTGCAAAGGTACAACTATTTTTGAAACCTGCAAATTTTTAGGAAGATTTTTTTAAAATATTTTTTGTGTTAGCAGTTAAGATGTTTATTATCAATGGTTATTGAGAAGTGTGGTTCGTACCATTAGATAATGAGAAAGAGGGCTGTATAGACTTTGTTAAAGTCGATACAGCCCCCTTTTATTTTGGTATTACTTGTTATTTACAAAGTAGTGATAGAACCACGGAATGGTTTCAATACCTTTGAGGAAGTTGAAAATACCATAGTGTTCGTTAGGCGAGTGGATGGCATCGCTATCTAAACCAAAACCTAAGAGAATTGATTTGCTACCCAACTCTTCTTCAAAAAGGGCTACAATAGGGATGCTACCGCCTGAACGCACGGGTATAGGTTCCTTGCCGAAGCTCGCTTGGCAGGCTTTTACTGCTGCTTGGTAAGCAGGCGTATCGGTAGGGGTTACATAACCTTGTCCGCCGTGGTGAGGGGTTACTTTCACGCGTACTCCTGCAGGAGCGATGCTCTCAAAGTGTTTGGTGAAGAGTTCGGTAATTTCGTGGTTGTCTTGGTTAGGCACCAAGCGCATTGATATTTTAGCATAAGCCTTACTTGGGATCACGGTTTTGGCTCCTTGCCCTGTATAGCCGCCCCAAATACCATTTACATCAAGGGTAGGACGTATAGAGGCGCGCTCGGTGGTGGTATAGCCTTTTTCGCCATATACTTCATCGATATCTAAGGCTTTCTTGTAGGCTTCGAGTGAGAAAGGAGCTTTTGCCATTTCATCGCGTTCGGCTTGAGAGAGTTCTTCAACTTTGTCGTAGAAATGCGGAATGGTCACGCGGTTGTTCTCGTCGTGCAAAGAAGCAATCATCTTAGTAAGCACATTGATAGGGTTCGCTACCGCACCACCGTATAAGCCAGAGTGCAAATCGCGGTTGGCACTGGTAACTTCTACTTCCACATAGCTAAGTCCGCGTAAGCCCGTAGTGATAGAAGGGGTATCGTTAGCCAGCATACCGGTATCGGAAATGAGGATGATATCGTTTTTGAGTTTTTCGTGGTTGCGTTTTACGAACCAGCTCAAACTTTCAGAACCTACTTCTTCTTCACCCTCGATCATAAACTTCACATTGCAAGGCAATACGTTGTTTTTCACCATATATTCAAGGGCTTTCACGTGCATAAACATTTGCCCCTTGTCGTCACAAGCCCCACGAGCGAAGATAGCACCATCGGGGTGGATATCGGTTTTTTTAATCACAGGCTCAAAGGGGTCGGATTCCCAAAGCTCGATAGGGTCGGCGGGTTGTACATCGTAGTGCCCATATACCAATACGGTAGGTAGGGCAGAGTCGATAGTTTTTTCGCCATAGACGATAGGGTAGCCAGGGGTTTCACATATTTCTACCTTGTCGCAACCAGCCTTTTCTAAGGCATTTTTTACGGCATCGGCGGTGTTGAGCACATCCTGAGAATAGGCAGCATCGGCACTAATAGAAGGCATTTTGAGCAGTTCTATCAGTTCCGCAATAAAGCGGTCTTTGTTTTCGTTGATATAATTTTTTACTGAATCCATTATGTATCGATTAACAATTTACAATTAATAATTAACAATTTTACATACCTACAGCGGGGGTAGGTTGTTTTTTATCGAAGAAGCCTTCGGGGAATTTAGCTTTGCTTAAAATTTCTTTAGCTTGAGCTAATTTTTCTACAAAAAAAGGTTCTTTACTATAATCTTTGTCAGATTTTCCAATAGAAATGGTTACTTTTGATCCAAATTTTTGTGTTAGTTCTTTTTCTAATTGTGTTTTTTCTTCTTGTGTCATTTTCAGTTTAAATTTTACGTTGTATTATAAAAGCTTTATAGTCTTTATTAGGTGTAAAAACTTCTGTTTTTTCATCAAAAAGCATTCCATAGATTTTAAAATCTTCCTGAGCTTGAGCTAAATATTTAGTTATACTTCTTCTATACAATCTATTCCTTGCAGGAGTGCTACCACTTGCAAAAACATAAGCATAGGGATTTCTTTTGGTAAAAAGATAGATTGTTAGTACTACAGTAGCTAATATTTTTTCTGTATCTCCATTATCAGATATACTTTTGTCGTTAAGTTTTCCTGTTTTAAGGTCTTTATCTCCAAAAGCTAAGTTAAAGAAATTTTCTTCTATCTCTTGATAAATAATTAGTTTTTGAATTTTTCCATTTTTACCTTCACTAAAAAACTCAAAACTATAAGGTTCTTCGCTTTTCAATTCTACATCATAGGTTGGTAAGTTCATTTTTTTGTATGGTGGTTTTATTGGTTTAAAGATTTTATTAATTCTTTTACATTTGTAAAGTATTTTGTATTAGGATCATTTATGAATTTTTCAGCTTCTTCTAAGGCTTTTTGAGTGGTAGTATTAGGTTTTTTCTTTTCTTTTTCTATCATTATATTGTGATTTTAATAATGTTATATACTATGCCTTTAAAAAAGTTTGAGACAAAGGTACATTATTTTTCTAAAATACCAAAACTTCATCTATAAAAAGCCACGCATCACCGCCTTTAGGAGGGGTTTTTACGTTTTTGAGGGTAATTTTGATATAGCGTGCTTCTTGAGAATTGAACTTCAGTGCAAAATCTTTTAAAGAGGGTTTCCCTCTCACTATACAAGGCTCGTTGTGGGTCGCTACTTCACGGTAGTTTTTGCCATCGGTTGAAAGTGAGATTGCAAATTTTATAGGGAAATAAATACCTGAGGATTGAGAATCCATTGCGCCTATACGCACTTCACTTACCTCGGTGGCTTGCTCTAAATCGAGAGTGAGGGTTACATCGTCGCCTAACCAACCGAGCCATTGCCCATCTTGGAAGTTTTTGGTGCCACGAACCACATTGGTGAGGGTTGCCTCGCCTTGTCCTTGATATTTTTTGTGATAGACTGGGCTATAACTCAACTTCTTACCTATCGCTTTGTGGAATATTACCTCGCCAGTGGTAATGGTGTTAGTCGCTTTTCCACTGAAAACAGTAGCTTTGAAGGTAGTACTTTCATTGAAAGGAATAGGTTGGGTGTATTTTTCGGCTTTTTCTATGGGGGTATCGCCTAAAGCATAGCGAATATTGGCGTTAGGGACTTCACACTCTAATTTTAAGAAAACCTTACCGTTTTGGTTTTCAACGGCAGGCAACACCTGATACATAGAACGTGCGTATTTTATTTTCATCACATCTAAACGATCCATAAAGGTTTCGGTACGCTTCACGAAGTTGTCCCAATTTTTTAAGTTATCGGGTGTCCAACTGATTTCGGAAAAAGCTAACAAGCGAGGGAAGAGCATATATTCCGAATGTTCGGGGGTAGCTATAAATTCAGCCCATAAGTTAGCTTGGGTACCTAAAACTTTTTTTTGTAGTTCTGGAGTGAGGTTTTCTTTTTCAAGATTGTAGTGGTAGAGTTTTTTCAGTGTTAGATAGCCTCCATTAGCTAAAGGCTCATATTCAGGGAGACCTTGATATTTATTGATATAACAATCACTGGTGAGTACCACAGGGTTGCCTTGTTCGAGGGCTTTTTTACCTATGTCGATACCGCGCCAGTTCATCACCACAGCATCGTTAGCCAAACCACCGTCCATTATCTCGTCCCAACCGACTAAAGTACGTCCTTTAGAAACTAAAAAGTCGTCTATACGTTTGATGAAATAGCTTTGCAATTGGTGCACATCTTTTAAGTGATGTTCTTTCATACGAGCCTGACATTTAGGGCATTTTTCCCATTCGGTGTGATCGGCTTCGTCGCCACCTATGTGAATGTATTTGCTAGGGAATAGCGCCATTACTTCGGTAAGTACATCTTCTAAGAAAGTGAAAGATTCCTCTTGTCCTGCACAATAGATGTCGATGTTAGGCCATACGGCGCCAGAGGGTACACCTATGGGGCGTTTATGACAAGAGAGTTCGGGATAAGCGGCTATAGCACTCATCACGTGGGCGGGCATTTCTATTTCGGGGATTA